TATACAAATAAAAAAATAATAAAAATTATGATTTTTTTAGAAAAATTGGCTTAAAAGCCTTTAAAATCAATAAAAAACGGACAAAAAGACCTCAAAAAAACTAAAAGTTTAGGCAGGGGTCTTTTTTAATGCACAAAATGAGATGAAAACAATGAGAGGTGCAGATTATGGAACCAGAAAAGCTACAAGAGAAAGCAGATGCCATCAGAAAGCTTGCTGATGAAAATGGTTGTGCTGATAATTTCTTTTTTCAGACAACCTTTGACAGATACCTTGTCCAGATTGAGATGCTTGATGCTCTCAAAGCAGAGATTGATGAGTCTGGTCTTACTGTCAAAAAGAGCTATGTCAAAGGAAAAACAAATCTATACTCATCACCATGCTTGCAGGCCTACAACAGGACAACTGATTCTGCAAACAAGACTGTTGCAACTTTGATGAGAATCATCAAGAGCTTTGGCTCTGGTGACAATGAGGAGTCAGACCCATTGCTTGAATTGATTAATGGTGAAAATGATGGTGGTGGTAATGATTGAGCAAAGCAGTTGATTATTCACGAAAAGCAATAAGACTCAAGAGCACTCCAAAATATGTCAAAAAGCAGATGAAAGTCTTTCTCAAAGATTTTGATGGTAAAAACAAAAAATATTTTGTTGATGAATCCAAGGTCAAGATGGTTGAGGAGATTCTCAAGCTTTTGATTATGCCAAAAGGACTCAAAGCAGGCCAAACACTCTTTGAATGTTCCACAGGCTATCAATGGGTGTTTTATACTGCAATTATTTGCACTGTTCACAGGGATAATCCCAAGCGCAGGAGATATGAAACAGGAGTCCTTGAGATTTGCAGAAAGAATTTTAAAACATTTACCATTGCAACAATTTTCATATTGCTATTTTTGACGGAGCCACAGTTTTCAAAGTTTTATTCTGTTGCTCCAGATGGTTCTTTATCAAGAGAGATAAGAGAGGCAATGTCTGAGATAATCCGCTCATCACCTAAGATTTATGAGTGGAAAGGTCAAAAGAGATTTAAGATTCTCAGAGATTATATTTTGTTCAAACCTTTACAAAGCAGATATGAGCCTTTGAGCTTTTCAACATCAAGGATGGATGGAAAGATGCCCAATGCTTTTTGTGCTGATGAGGTTGGAGCTTTGCCAATATCTTATCCAATTGATGCAATGGAATCTGGTCAACTTAATATCCTCAATAAGCTTGGATTTATTATTTCAACCAAATATCCAACAATTGACAATCCATTTGAGTCAAGAGTTGCTTATTCAAAAAAGGTGCTTGATGGTCTCATAAAGGATGACAAGATATTTTCACTCTTATATGAGCCAGACAATCCGGTGAATTGGGAAACTGATGACCTTGTTCTCAAGCAGGCCAATCCGGTTGCTCTTGAAATAAAAGAAATTTGGCAAGACCTGCTCAAAAAAAGAGCCTATGCAATAGCAGTTGAGGATGCCAGAGAAAACTTTGTGACCAAGCATTGCAATATTATTTATCAAGGCCAAGGCACAGAGACCTACATTGATGTAAAAGATGTACAGGCTTGCAAAGTATCTAAAATTGATTGGACAGGTAGAGTTGTTTATCTGGGACTTGATTTTTCAGAGAGCAATGACAACACATCTGTTGCAATGGTTTCATGTGATGATGATAATGACATCCTTGCAGAAGTGTTTGCATTCATCCCAGAGGGTAGGATTGAGCAGAAATCTGCCTATGAGAAAGTTGACTATTATGAGCTTATAAAAACAAGAAAAGTCTTTGCCTGTGGTGATAAAGTTGTTGATTATGCGTTTATTGAAAATTTCATCATGGACATTGAATCAAAATATAAAGTGCAAGTGCAGGCCATAGCTTATGACAGATGGAATGCATTAAGCTCTGCACAAAAGCTTGAAAGAGGCAGAGATGATGAACATGGCTATAACATGATTGAGGTAAGACAACACTCATCAGTCCTGCATCCTCCAACAAAGCTACTCAAAGAAAAAATTCTCGCAAAAGAGTTTAAATACACAGATAACAAGCTTTTAGAAATCAATTTTCAAAATGCTAAATGTGTCTATGATACTAATAAAAACCTTTATGTGAACAAAAAGAAATCCAAAGGCAAGGTGGACATGGTTGTGAGTCTTATTAATGCAACCTATCTTTTGCAACAGGATAACTTTTTGAATCAAATGGATTTTGTAATCCAGACAATTTAAAAGAGAGGAGTGCAAAATGGGATTTTTTAATGCATTTAGGTCAAGAGATTCCACTCCAGAACAATTGCCAAGCACTGAGCAACCTGTTGATGACTTACTGCTCAGAGCACTGATTGATGGAGAAGTAATTGACAGGGAAAAAGCTCTGACATTGCCTGCGGTATCTGGAGCAGTTGACCTCATATCAAGTTGTATTGCTTCCATGCCTGTTAAGCTATACAAAATCAAGCAAGGAGATGTTGAGGAGGTCACAGATGACCCAAGAGTGAGAATGCTAAACTCTGACACAGGTGACACTTTAGATGCTTACCAAATGAAAAAAGCAATGGTTGAGGATTACCTCATGGGTCAAGGTGGTTATTGCTACATTCAAAAAGAAAAGAACCGGAACACAGTAACCGGTCTTTTTTATGTTGAGGACAGATTTATTGAAATCATGAAAACCTATGAACCAATATACAAGCATTATTGGTTGCTTGTAATGGGCGCAGAGTATTTTCCAGAGGATTTTATTAAACTGCTCAGAAACACAAAGGATGGAGCAAGAGGAATTGGTCTGACTGAGGAGGTTTCCAAAGCAATTGAAACTGCTTATGAAACATTGCGCTATCAGTTGGGACTTGTTAAGTCTGGAGGCAACAAAAAAGGATTCTTGAAATCCAACAGAAAGCTTGGGCAGGATGAATTGAATGTCCTCAAGAAAGCTTGGCGAAAGCTTTATCAAGGGAACAATGAGGAGAATGTCATAGTTCTCAACAATGGCCTTGAATTTCAAGAGGCAAGCAATTCATCTGTTGAAATGCAGTTGAATGAATCCAAAAAGACTCTCATGGATGAAATCAATGGGATTTTTCACATCTATGATGATTTTGACAAAACCTTTAAGCTTGGCATCTATCCAATTGTAAAGGCTTTTGAGACTGCCCTCAATACAACCCTTTTACTTGAAAAAGAAAAAGGCAAATATTTCTTTGAGTTTGATGTGAAAGAAATAATCAGAGCATCTCTTAAAGAAAGATATGAGTCATATAAGCTTGCAAAAGAAACAGGATTCCTCACAATCAACGAAATCCGCAGAGAGGAAAACAGAAACAGAATTGAGGGTCTTGACATTGTTAATGTTGGCCTTGGTGCAGTGCTTTATGACACTAACACTCACACATATTACACACCAAACACAGGTGACACTCAGAGCCTTGAGGCAAAAGAAGATGACATGCTTGAGGGACATGAGCTTGCTCATGAGTTTGATGAAAGTGGAAATTCAAGTAATGGATAGGAGGTGCAGAATGTCAGTCACAAACAAATTAAATCATGGAACTAACTATGTTGAGCTTGAGGGTGTTGCTGATGATGACAAGCCAACAGAGAACATTGGAGTTAATTCAAAGTTCTTTGAGCTCGACACAGGAAAAGAGTTCTATTTTGATGGCAATGAATGGCAGGAAAAAGGAGGAACAAGCTCATGAAAGTAACAATCAGAGCTGACAGTGTAGAGCTTGAGGGTTATGTCAATGCAGTTGAACGAAACTCAAAACCACTTTGGTCAAGTCTGGGATATTTCTTTGAAAGAATTTGTGCAGGAGCTTTTGGAAAAGCTTTAAAACGTGCACAGGATGTCAAGATTCTTTTGAATCATGATGAATCAAGAGAGCTTGGTTCAATCTCCAAAGGAAATCTCAAGCTTGATGAGGATTCAATTGGATTGAAATTCTGGACAAGAATTGATGACCCACAGGTCATTGACCTTGCCAGAAAGCGCAAATTAGTTGGTTGCTCATTTGGATTCTATGACAGAGAAATTGAGCAGGGAATTGAGCAGGGATTGCCACTTAGAAAAGTCCGTGATTTGGACTTAGATGAGGTTTCAATTTTAGATGATTCCAAAACACCTGCTTATGATGGAACACTTATCTCTGTCAGAGAAGATGGCAGAGCACTCCAAGTCAGATGCGTTGATGATTCTTGTGAGATTGTTGATGAGACTGGGGGAGAGTCAGAAGAATCAGCGGAGAATCCACAGGATGAGACATCTGATGAAGTGGAAACAAGAAACGAACCAGAGCAGACCAATGAGTCTGATGGTGATAAGAACATTGATTATTCAAAGTATGAACAAATGATTTCAGAGATGAAAGGAGATTAATCATGAACAGAAAAAAGATGTTAGAGCACAAGAACGAGCTTATCACAAGAGCTGATGAGATTCTTGACACTGCAAAGAAAGAGGAAAGAGAGCTCACAGATGCAGAGGCACAGGAGCTTGCTGAAATCCGTGATGATGTCAAGAAAATCAAAGAGATGTTGCAGTTAGATGATGACATTGCAAAGCTCAAGGTTGATGAGGCAGGTGCAGAGCCAGAGGCTCCAAAGTCAGATGATGAAAGAGCATGTGAAGATGAGGAGACAAGAGCTTTTGAGAATTACATCAGAGGCAGAGTCATCCATGAAAGAGCAGGAGAGCTCACTCCATCAACCAATCCTGCATCTGGTGGAGCTCTTATTCCAACATCTATTGCAAAGAAAATCATTGCAAAGGTGTACAACATTTGCCCAATTCTTGAGAAGTCTACAAAGTACAATGTCAAGGGTAACCTTTTAATCCCTTACTATGACACAAGCTCAAGCAACATCACAGTTGCTTATGCATCAGAGTTCTCACCACTTGCAAGCTCATCTGGTCAGTTCACAACTGTTGAGCTTAATGGATTCCTTGCAGGAGCACTCACAAAGATTTCTCGCTCTCTTATCAATAACACAGATTTCAACATTGTTGATTATGTTGTCAATGCAATGGCTTACGCTATTAAGAGATTTATTGAGAAAGAATTATTAATCGGTACACCTGCGGTTGGTCAGACACCTGCAAAGGTGCTTGGTCTTTCAACAGTGACAACAACAGTCACAACACAGGCAAGCAATGCAATCACAGCTGATGAAATCATCAAGTTACATGATGCAATTATTGATGATTATCAGAATGGAGCAATGTTCATCATGAGCTCTGCAACAAGAACCGCTCTCAGACTCCTCAAGGATTCTATGGGCAGATACATGTTGCAGGATGATGTATCACTCCCATTTGGCTCAAGCTTACTTGGTAAGCCTGTTTATGTATCAGACAACATGCCAGAAATCGGTGCAGGTAACACTGCAATCTACTATGGTGACATGTCTGGTCTTGCTACAAAGTTCTCTGAGGACATCAACATTGAGGTTCTCCGTGAAAAATATGCTGATGAGCATGCAGTTGGTGTTGTAGGATGGTTTGAGTTTGATTCTAAGGTTGAGAATCAGCAGAAAATTGCAAAGCTTGTTTGCAAGACATCATAAGAGCAGGAGGATGAGGCAATGGAATACAAAGCAATTGTCTCTTTCTCTGGATTAAATTTTTCAATGAGAGCAGGAGAGGTCAGAGTCATCTCTGATGCCTCTCTTGCTGATGATTTAGCAAATGCAGGCTACATCATCCCTCTTGAGGAGGATGCTCCAAAGGCACCTGCTCCTAAAAAAGAGGCAACAAAGAAAACATCTACTAAGGGAAAGGGGAAAGCAAAAAATGAAAATTAAAGCATTAAAACCTTTAACAATTAGAGATGCAGAGACCGGTGACCTCACATCAATTGCTTGTGGACAGGTTGCAGTTATTGATGACACAGTTGGAGCAGGCCTCATTGCAGATGGTCTTGCAGAGGAGTACACACTTATTTCTCCAACAGGCTCAGTGACCATCACAGAAAATAGTGAGGTTGATGTGACAGAGTATGCAAGTGCAATCATCAATGTTGGAACATACACTGTGACATACAATTCAAATGGTGGCACAGGTTCCATTGATTCTGCATCTGTTATTGCAGGAAATACAATTGAGCTTTCAGATGGCACAGGCCTCACTGCTCCAGAGGGCAAGGAATTTGCAGGATGGGCAACAACATCATCTGCAACTGAACCAATTGAGAGTCCTTACAAACCAACTGCTGATGTGATTTTATATGCAGTATGGGTTGATGCATCCTAAACCTCCATCACAAGGAGGTGATTAAATGAATGATATTACAAAAGTATCTGACATCACCACAACTGACCTTGCAGAGTATATCAGAATTGATGAGGTCACAAGTGATGATGAGAATTTGCTCAATTCACTTTTGAATGTTGCTAAGAATTTTATAATTTCGTACACAGGCAGGCAAGCAGATGAGCTTGACAACTATCAAGATTTTGTCATTGTTGTTTTGGTTCTGGTTCAAGATATGTGGGACAACAGAACCTTGTATGTTGACAAGTCAAATCTCAACAAGGTAGTTGAAAGCATCCTTGGCCTGCATTCGGTGAATTTATTATGATGTACAATCAAATAAATGCAGGTGAATACAATCATAAAATCCAAATCTGTCAGACCACAATAGAAACTGATGAGAATGGATTCCAGACAGAAATCACAAACGTTATTTTGTCACCTTATGCAAAAGTAAAAACCACTAAGGGCATGACCATCATCAAAAACAATTCAGATTTTGAGAAAGCTCTCACAAATTTTACAATTCGATATCCCAAGACTGAAATCACAAGGGAGATGCTGATTAAGTTTAGGGGAAAGACTTATGAGATTCAATATCTCAATAACGTTAATGAGGCTTGTGTGGAGCTTGAAATCCAAGCAAAGGAGGTCACACACTGATGGCTCAATTTGCATTAGAATTGCCACAAGACTTGATTGCGCAATTCAACAAGTTAAATGACAATACTGACAAGGTTCTTGGGGATATGACACAGGCAGGAGCCAAGGCAGTCATGGACAAAATCAAGACCAAATGTCCAGATGTCTTGAAAAACAAAATCAAAATTTCTGTGACTTACAAAACCCCAAGTGATGGTGGCATTAATACCAAAGTATATTTTAGTGGTTACAGACCATTTAGTGACCCAAACAGAAATTATTTTTCATCTGTTGTTAAGGGACACAGATATGATAATTCAAAAGGAGTGCCTGCATCTTTTCTGGCCATACTCTATGAATATGGCAGGAGCAATGCACCTTTTCCAAAACATCCATCATTAAGAAGTGCTTTTGGTAACAAGAGCGCAATTGAGCAAGCTATGATGGAGGCTCAAGAAAAGGGATGGGAAATCCTTGGAATAAATGCATCTATGAGGTGAATAATCATGATGAATGCAACAATTGAAAACATTTTCAGAGATTTTACAGTGGATGGAGTGAAAATTCCTGTTAAGTATTTGCGCTATAAGGAGAACAAAAATACTTATGTCACATATATGCAACAGGATGCTCAAAACTCCTATGCAGGAGATGATGAGCTATTGGGATTTGTCGGATTTTATGATTTTGATGTGTACTCAAAAAGTGACTATTCAAATGTTATTGAGCAAATAAAAAAGAAAATGAAAGAAAATGGTTTTGTAT